ACTGCCGACCTCTACAAGGCAAAATTGCAACAGGATTTTGATTACGTGCTGATGGAAGTGAAAGACGTTTCACAGTACAGCGTCATGATGGGAGGGACAATCGAGGACCTGGCACAGATCGCCGCCTAATCTCTCCCCTGACCCTGTAGACTATTCAAAGAAAGAAACAAACACATGTTCGCTGTTCAACCCGTCGCTTTTGGTAACTTTGATGAGTGGGGTGCTGACTATACCCCTTCTATCGCTGGTGCCTATCGGATCGCCGCTCAATGGAAAGCAGCAGGCGAAGAGGGAGACTTGATGATCTGGCGTCTCACCACAGGCAACCCCATCCCATGGGTGAGGGTCTATGCTGACGAGCAGGCAGACGCTGTGACGACTCAGGAACTGGCATTGCTCGCCTAGGCAGCGCCCCTCTACCGACTACAATACAAGAGAACACAACACAGGACACAGCATGAACGGTTGGGCAAACCACGCCACATGGAACGTCGCTCTTTGGATAGGCAACGATGAGACCATCTACCGTCACGCCAAAGCAAACCAGAATCTAGGGTACAGAGCATGGGCAAAGCGTTGGATCGATGAGTACGGTGAGTACATCACGGGCGACGGCATCTCCTGGTTGTCCGATGACGTAGACACCGATGAGATGGATGAGATGCTCGCTGAACTGTAAGGGGTCGCCCCCTTCCATGGTACAATATACAAGACAGCAACCCACATCATGAACTTTCAGACAGCGACTAAGGCAGAGCTCCTAGCAGCAGGTTTCACCATGAAGACCGTTCGCCCACGCCGCCCACGTAAGGGGGAGTTGATCTGCCAGCGTGTAGGATTTAAAACCAAGAGAGGAGGACAGCAATGGAGGGACAGAGCACACATCAGCAGCCCCAGTGCCTACGCTGTGGTGATGGGCAACGGGTGACAGTCTAGCACAGATGCACTAGAGGGGCAGGGGGACTGTATGCCCCCTAAGCCCCTGAAGCGCCCTAGCCCCTTAGCGAAAAACCCAACACTACCCTAACCTACAAAGTGTTACCCAAGCGAGATAAATATTACGAAGGGAAAACGAGATCTTAGAATACCTCGAAAATAAAAAATTTCCCAGGTAAAAAACCGCTTCAAAAGTCGAGTCATGAAACACAAAGTAACTTACAGAACGCCTAACGGCGTATTACAGGAAACAATGTTTGATCAATTTGATGAATTTTGTGATAATATGGAGAATGTAGCAACAGAGTATTACCAAGGACTGAAAGAGCCTGGTGATGTAAACATTGAGACAGTATTAGATGACGGATCAACCAGAGCAGAGAAAGTTTCATTCGATGGAAGAACTGAATACCTATCTGAGCAAGATGAAGTTGATGTATAAGCCTCCTGGTGGGGAATATATGTTAGTCACGGATTATCTGAACACAGTAGAGGAACGTTTAAGGAGGTTAGAGGATGGCACAGTTAGTAATACCGACAACGGTTGACACACAGTCTGTAGATGGTAATTGTACGTATCCTCCTAAGGCACTAGGAGGGACTCCAGTCGTCTCTCCGAATATTACGATAGGTGGACAGCAAGTACAGTTTTACACGTCTGCTACAGTCCCTGCTACGGTAGAGGGCATTAAGATCAATCCTCTCATTCCTGCTCCATGTATACCAGGTGTGAGAGTCATTGTACCATCTAACAATACGACTGTATTTTTCAATGGTCAATTGCCAGCAGTGGCAGGAGATGAGGCAAAACTGGTTGGTACTAGCAGACCACTTATTGGTCCATACGGTCCAAGCACTGTCTTGATTGGCAGTTCATCATGAATATGGTATAATACAGAGGTAATTCAAGGATCATTATGGCAAGATCAAAAGTCGGACTGAACGGTCAGCAAACTATCGAAGCAATTCCCAAGAAATCCCGTCAGGGATATGGGAAGCACACGAAGTATGCTGCTACGAGCAGAAACAACAAAAAGAAGATGTATCGTGGACAAGGTAAGTGAGATAAGAAAATGGATTGAGCATGTCTCTAAGAAGCGTGAGGAACTGGGCGGTCATGCCATATGTCCTTACGCTTTTTCGGCGTCAGTACGGGTAGAAGAACGTGCTCTGAACCGTGTGACTCTGATAGAAGGCGCGACAGAGGACATTATTATCTTTATTGTAGAAGATAATGTATCGTTAGCTTCTATGTTAGTAACAGTTAATGAACTTAACATGAAACATCCGGATTATGTGTTTCTGGATGATCACAAAGACGAACCAACACATATTATGGGTATTCAAAGTAATTTTGGTAAATATAACATGATTATGTGCCAACGTAATGATAAATTACTAGAGGCACGTGAAAAGTTACATAAGACCGATTATTATGACTACTGGCACCAAGAAATGTATCAAAGGATTATCAATGGCAAATTCCCCAACCGACAAGAGCAAAGAATTCGTAGAATCTGGAATGACACTCATCACTCAGCAAGCGAGTGACAAATGGATGAAGAAAGTTACTAAAACTAAAAAAGAGTTTGACAACCAGGCAGAATGGGCAGATGGTTTTGTTGGTAAGTAAGATAAATAGTCAATAAACCTGTCTTCATGCCTGAATTTCAAACATTCAAGGATTTCAACCTCAACTTTAAACCTCATCCTATAACTGAGGATCTACAAGTTGTAAAAGATAGTGCAGATATTAAGCAGTCAATTAAGAGTCTTTTATTAACCAAAAAGGGAGAAAGACTGTTTAATTCAGGACTGGGGACAGGTTTAAGTGATTTATTATTTGAACCACTAGATTTTGGTACAGCATCACTAATTCGTGATGAAATTACCGATACTATTTCAACATATGAGGGTAGAATTGATATTATTCAATTAAATGTTGATATCAATTTTGACGATAATGGTTATGACATTGGTCTAGAGTATGTAATTCGTGGTAGAAGTGATTTACAAACAAACATCGAATTTTTCTTAGAGAGTGCTAGGTAACCATGGCATCATACGTACAGGTATCGAATTTAGACTTCCAAGAAATCAAGACTGCTCTTAAAGAATATCTAAGAGCTCAGTCTGATTTCTCGTCGTATGATTTTGAAGGATCAGCGATGAGTGTTCTATTGGACACACTTGCTTACAATACTTATTACACAGCATTCAACACCAACATGGTGGTGAATGAGTTGTTCCTAGACTCAGCAACGCTTAGAGATAACGTAATTGCTCTTGCCAAGCAGTTAGGGTATAGACCAAAGTCAAAGGTTGCTCCAGAAGCACAGGTGACCTTTACAGCATCATATCCACAGACAGCACCGGAAGTTGCTGTATTACAACAGGGCACAGGATTCACAACGGTATTTAATGATACTCTTTATTCATATGTAACAATTGAAGACCAGACAGCAACAGTTTCAGGTGGTGTTGCTTATTTTGATAACGTTCCGATCTACGAAGGAACGTTAATTACTAGTACGTTTGTAGTTAATACTTCATTACCTTCCCAGAGGTTCATTATACAGAACCCAGGCGTTGATACGAGCACTGTGAGGGTCAAAGTGTATGAGAGTATCCAATCAACGTTCTACGACACTTATGACTATGCTGAGAACATTCTTGATGTCAATTCACAATCCAAAGCGTTTTTCCTAGATGAAGTAGAAGATGAGCGTTATGAATTGTTTTTTGGTGACGGTGTTTTAGGTAAGAAACTTGAGAATGCCAGCAAAATTGAAGTTTCGTACTTAGTTACTAATGGTCCAACAACAAATGGAGCAAAAAGTTTTACATTTAATGGTGTTGTAACTGATAAGTTTAGTAATATTGGTTTTGTATATAATATTGCTGTTGATTCATCATTAACGGTAACAGCAAATGGTGGTGCTGATATTGAAACAATTTCAAAAATTAAATATAATGCTCCAAAATATTTTAGTACACAAGATCGTGCTGTAACATCTAACGACTATGCTTCTGCTATAAGACAGATATACCCTGCTATTTCAGACATCATTACCTTTGGTGGTGAAGAGGATGATCCTCCAGAATATGGGAAAGTAAAAATTGTTATCAAACCGGAGTCAGCGAGTTTCTTATCTTCAACTACAAAAAAGAATATTGTAGACAAACTGAAGAAATACATGATTGCTTCAGTAATACCCGAAATTGTTGATCCTTCAATTCTTTATATTGAAGCAACGTCAAATATTTTTTACAACACGTCTATTACAACAGAAAATCCAGAAGAAATTAAGAATAAAGTTATCTCGGGAGTCAATACATATTTGGCACAATCTACTGTAGAAAAGTTTAAAGGTAAATTTCGATATTCTAAATTTGTATCGACTATTGATAATAGTGATCGTTCTATTTCTTCTAACGCTACGTCTATTATGATGAGGAAAGATGTTTTCCCTCAAATTAATAGTTCTTCGTTCTATGAAGTTTGTTTTCAAAATGAATTTGATAAAGAGTGTGATGGTCCAACCCTAATGTCAACCGGGTTTAAAGTTACTGAATTTCCTTCATACACAGTGTATTTTGAAGATAGGGATGGTGTAATTGCCCTATATAGATTAGACAGTTTGACTAGTGAAAAAATTACATTAAATGATTCTATTGGTGATGTAAATTATGAAAAAGGTGAGGTTATGTTATATGACCTAACTATCATTCAGGGTAGTTTTAGTGATAATAGAATTGAAATTCGTGTTAAACCAAAGTCAAATGATATCAACGCTTCACGTGAATTGTACTTGGACGTTGATGTATCAAAGAGTAAGTTCACGGTATACCCAGAGTAATATAGATGGCTCCTAAGAAGAGAAGGTTATCGTCCCTGATTGAGTCCCAACTCCCAGGGTTTATCCAATACGAGTACGAAAATTTCTCTAAGTTCGTAGAAAAATACTACGAGCAGCAGGAATCTAGTGGAAATCCGTTAGATATTATCTCCAACTTAAGTAAGTATAGAGATATCAATTTTTATGAAAAGAATTTACTAAAACAACAGTCTAATATTGTATCTAGTATTACTGCTGATGAGACAACTTTAGAGTTGGTGGATGGATCTTCTTTTCCCAAAGAGAATGGATATATCCAAATTGGCGAAGAAATTTTATTTTATCAAAACAGATCTGGAAATTTATTAGAAGAAGTTTCCAGAGGTGTTAGTGGAAACACTACTTTAGGTGACTTATATAACAAAAATTCATTTGTTACAACAGCAGCTGCTCCACATTATACTGGAGATGTTGTAAGAAATATTAGTAATCTATTTTTATACGCTTTAGTAAAAGAGTTTGAAAAGACTTATCTATCAGAATTTCCGGAAGCATATTTAAAAGAAGATATTGATAAGAGATCTCTTATCAAGAATATTACATCTTTTTATAAAGCAAAGGGCACCGATAAATCGATTAAATTTTTATTTAATGCCATTATCACATCAGATCCAGATAATGTACCTGAGGTTATTAATCCAAAAGATTTTACACTAAAAGCATCAGTATCTGATTGGACAAAAAATTATTCACTTAAGGTAAAATTAAATAGCGGCGATATTAATAGTCTAATAGGACAAAGAATTACTCAAAATCTCGACAGTTATGATAGAGAAATTGAGTTTGCTTCTGCTGTTGTAGATAACGTCATTTCTATTGGTAGTGTTGGGCAAGAAGATTTATATGAAGTAATTTTAGAACCAACTACCGTAAATGGAACTTTTCAGGTTTCTGGAAGAACAGAGACTACGGTATTACTACCTTCCTCTTCTTCTACGAATGATAGAATTACTGTAAAGTCTACTATGGGGTTTCCACAGACTGGAAAACTCTTAGTTGGTGACGAAGTAATTACATACAAAGACAAAACTGTTAATCAATTTATTATTGATAATAGAATTGGTCCAATTAGAAATCATAATTCAGGAAAATCTGTTTATCGTTATTCTACTATTTCTAGTGGAAACATAAGAATTACTACGCTTGGCATTCTTTACAATTTACTACCATCATATTCTGCTCCATATTCATCAAGTAAGGAACCAATCCAAATTAGTGGTGCTGGATTTGGTAGTCGTAGTCCTATTGTATATGATAAAACTCTCAATAAAAATAGATGGTTAATTAATACAGATCCATCTACAAATTTCAATAGTATCAAAGGAACTGTTCAACCTTTTGTTGCTGATGTAGGGGCAGTATTTGAAGATGATCAGTATTTTTATATTTGTTCTTCATCATATCCATCACAAAATATTTTAGTAGATACAGAGTATTCCGTAAATCTATTAGATCAAAAATCATTAAAACTCATTAGAAAAACCCCAACAACAACAACCGAGGTTTACGAAACCTCGAATAGAGATGTTGGTATCTTTATTGACGGTGTGCCAGCTTTAGGATACAAATCCGAAGAGTCTATTAAATTTGGTGCTATTGAATCGATTACTGTAGAATCTAAAGGATTTTCATACGAAAATCCACCATATGTTCTAGTTAACGAGCAACCTAATAAAGCAAGAGCATCCTTGAATGGTTCGACCGTTGGGGATGTTGAAATTTTAACTACCGAAAATTTTGATGACGATCCTTCAATTAGGATTACATCTGGTGAAAATGCTATTTTAAGTCCAGTTGTTACTGCTGGTGCTATTACTAGCATGGATATTGTTAATGTTGGTCGTTACTATTCATCTCCTCCTATTATCCGTATTGTTGATACTTTAGGAAAAGGTAATTTTGCTGAGTTTATTGCTGATATTGATAGTGATGGCAGCATTACTGAGGTACGTAAAATTAGTGGTGGTAGATTTTATACTAGAGGGTACACTACGGTAGTTGTCGAATCTGTGGGTAAATTTGCCTCGGCATCAGCTAAAATTAAGCGTTGGGTATTTAATAGGTACGAACAACTAAAAAATAATATTGATTCTGATAATGGCACCGTTTTAACAAACTATAATCCAGTTAGAGATTATGGATATGCCTACGTTGCCAACCCAGTAACGGTAAGAGGAAAAGCATACGCTACACAATCTCTTTTTAATGCCAATAGATTTACAGGTACAACACACTCTCCTATTATTGGATATGCTTATGATGGTAATCCAATTTATGGTCCATTTGGGTATTCAGATCCAGTAGATTCTACTTCTAGTATATCTAGAATGTCTTCTGGATATGTTCTTCAAGGTTCTAGACTAAATGGTCCAGACACCGGAAAATATCCTTTAGGATCATTTATTGATGATTACAAATGGGTTCCTAGTACAAATTCAGGTAAGACCGAGTTAGACCAAAATAATGGTAGATTTTGTGTAACTCCGGATTATCCTAATGGAACTTATGCCTACTATATCAGTGTAGACTCTAGTGATAATCCTGTATTCCCGTATATTCTAGGTCAAAATTTTTACTCACTACCAGTAGACTCTAATTATAATTCTAATATTTCCCAAGATGATATTCCTGTTGGATTAAAATCTATTAGATCAGAACTATCAGAACAAAATGGATATCAGTTTTCTGGTTTAATTCAAGATGTCAAGTCAGGTAACATATCATCTGGATATGTAGAATCTTCTCAAGATAATTTTTCTCCAGGTAACAATTTTTATCTCAATAATTCTGGGACTGATGGAAAAGATGCTGTAGTAGAAGTAGAACAAGTTACTGGTAAAAACATCACATCGATTGAATCAATACAAACAAAATCTACACAAATCAAAATACAAGAAAATGCCTACCTTTTTGAAGGAGATACAATATCTCAATTATCTTCTGACGGTAGTGTAATTGCTACAGGCGATTTAATTGGAAATGTTTTTAATGGTAATGAACTAGTTCTTAGGAATGTTGTTGGATCATTCATTACATCAAATACTATAGATTCAGAAACTTTAGTAGTAACTCTAGTATTAGATTCTGACGCTAATTTTACTTCTGGAGCTACAATAAGATTAACGAATAATGATAATGAAGACCAAGCGACTGGAACAATTTTAGAAACTACCAATCGTCAAAATTCGGTAAAGGTTCGAGTAACAAATAGTGACAACAATTTTTTTGTAACTAGTGAGTATTATTTAAGAAGTTCAAACCTCAGTGATAGCAATAGAGTTGAGATTGCTTCAGTAAATTCTTTGAGTACTAACTTGTCGCCATTTTTTATTGATGAAAATATTGCTATTGTAACTACTGATGAAAATCATAATTTGGGTACAGGAGATAAGTTTATTGTTGATATTCTTCCAAATGACAGTTCTACTGAAACTACGTATTTTGTAAGAAAACGACTGTATCAGAAAGCAAATGCTTTACAACCTATCCATAACTCAAAAATTACTGATGAAGGTATCGGAAACTTTGATGTTCTTAATAGTGGATTAGGATATACTACAAATCTTTATCAAGATGTAGAATTAATTTTCCGTGATTCTTCTTTGGCAAGAAATAATATCGGTTTGTCGGGAGACTCTGGTAATGCTAAAGCAACTATCGATGTATCTAATCCACAAGGACTTGGTTCTGGTGGAGTAGCCAGTATTATTGTAACTACAAAAGGAGAAGGTTACAAGAAAGGAGATATTCTTACAGTTGCTGACTCCGATCTCAATAGAAGTGTTAATGAAGGATCTTCCCAACGTCTTATTTTAGAAGTTGATCATGTTGGATTTGCTTTTAATAATACTACATTAAAACTCACAAACGTCACTAATATTTCCCAAGAAGATTTCTTAGAAATTGGTCCGGAAATTCTTAAAGTAACGGGAGTTGATACTACAACTAAAGAAGTTACTGTAGAAAGGGGACAGCAAAGTACAGTTCCCATTAATCATTTTGATAATGCTACTGTATCTCTAAAAGACAGTTTTTATCGATTTGATGATAACTTTAGACCATTTGGTGAAGATATTTTAAAACCATTCCTAATTTCATATGACACAGAGACACAAGTTATTGATGTCTCGTATGATTACAATGCCAATCAACCTCAAGTATTATCAAATAGTTCTTCTTTCTTTGATAGTAGTATTCCACAAAAACTAGTTCAGTTTAAAACTGTAGAAGAAGAAGCTTTTAAATTAGAGTTTTCTTCTGATAATACCAACTTTAGTGTCAATCCAGTTATTGATATTCAAAAATATTACAAATATACTTTCAATGTTAGTCACTTTTCTATGAGTGATACATATCTAGATTTTTCTTCTAGTGCTAACTATAATATTTTTACTGAAGAAAAAGAAACTAGTGGTATTGCTCCTGGTAATGCTGGAGCATTTGTATCTATTAAGTTGGGATTTGGTCCTGCTATTTCAACAAATACATACCAAGAAAGAAAAGCAATAAACTTCCAAAATTATTTTTATTTTATTAAGGTATCCCCTAATGTTGATACTAATGGGTCTTTCCTGAGAATTATTGACGATCCTTTGGCAGGTTTAAATACTGTAATCTACAACACCGACACTAAATTTGTTTATAGTTTAAATCAAATTCCATCTTATGATGGAACAGGTGATATGTCATATATCACTTCATCGAGATTAGCCATCGGTAATATTCATTCGGTAAATGTAGTTAATACAGGTGAAGGGTATAATAAGGTGCCTATTGTTCTTGGTGTCAGTCCAACTTCTGGTAATGAAGCATTAGTAGAGGCAATCTGGGATCCTGTAGAAAAAGTTGTTACTGGATTTGAAATTATTACTCAAGGTTCAAACTATTCAAAACCTATGGTTATATTAAGTGATTCTGATGGTGATGAATATGAATATAATGCATCCCAATTCTTAGGAAAGTTAAGTGGGATTGAAATATTAAACAAAGGTTCTGGTTTTACATATAAACCATCTGTAAAAATTATAGAATCTGATGTAAAAATCTATTTGGAATCTACTAACATTGGTTTGCCCAAAAATGTTACAATTAATAATCCTGGTAGGGAATACAATTCTGATGATTCCCAATTAGGATCATACAAATCTCCAACAACGTTTGTTCTCAGAAATATTTCAGACAAATTCTTTTTTGGCGAATCAATTACTCAACCATACACCGGAGCAACAGCCATTGTTTCTAATGATGGTTATCGGGAAGGTAGTAATTTATTGAGAGTAGTTAATATTAATGGAATTTTTGAATCTGGATATCAAATTAAATCAACTATTGGTAATAGAACTGCTACGTTATATTCACAATTTTGTACCGAGTTTGATTTAGATATTAGATCTTATGTAGATAATTTTGGAACATATCGTTCTGACCGAGGAAAATTAAGCAATTCTACTCAACGCTTACAAGATTCTTATTTCTACCAAGATTATTCTTATGTAATTAAATCTAAGTCTTCTATTAAAGAATGGCGAGATTTAATTAAAAAAACTACTCATCCGGCTGGATTCCAGTTATTTGGTGAGATGGTAATTGACAGTAAGGCAGAATCTCCTATGCCTACTAATCAACCCTCATTAAGTTATGTAAGTAAAATTGAATTACCTCCGGTACAAATTACATCTATAACTTCAAAACAAGTTATTACTATAATTCAGCATAAATTAGAGTCCCTTATAATAGAAGATGGACGTGGTTCAATTTCTGTTGATACTTTTGATGCTAGTGAGACGGTAACATATAACGTATCTTTATCCCCTAAATTTGATGGAAAATTTGATTCTTCAACTGGGCAACTGATTGGCAACACAGAGTTTACTCTTATAGACAAAAAAAGTAATTCTGCTCTTGTACTATCTAAAAATGAGCAACTTTTTGTAACATTAGATGGAATCTTCCAAGAACCAGGAAAATCATACACAATTTCTGGCAACAAAATTACTTTTGTTCAACCACCTTTAGGTCAAAGAATTGACGAAGGTCAGATAGTTGATTCTGTAAAGTTTTATGGTAGAGCAATTAAATTTAAGTCATCGACTCTTAATGATAGATATTTTAAAAAAGTCAAGTCTATTGCCGATCAATTTGATGGTGTTAAAACTGATTTCAATTTATATTGGGAAGATGGAACTATTGTAAAAACAGATCCACTGGAAAATCTTATTGTTGCTCTTAACGGAGTAGTTCAGAAAGCAAGAACTACGGAAACAGAACCGTTTAGTAATTCATATTCTATCATCAGATCTGATGATGTGACTACATCAGATATTATTAGATTTACTAAACCGCCTATTGATAATGAGGATGCTTATGGACCAGCAGAAGAAGTACCTGAAATTTTAAAAAATTATGAGAAATGCTTTATTTACACTATTGGTAGTTATGAAAGACTGACAATTAATTCTCAATTATTTGAATATAGATTCGGTGGACCATACTTAATTCAAGATGAAGTAACAAATTCTATAAGAAAAATTGATGATCCAAAATATGCTTTGGTATTCATTGATGGGGTTTTACAAAGAGATACAGACTCTTATCAAATTGTTGGACCTAATATTACATTTACCCAACCATTAGGTGTATCTGTTACGCCAGCTGGAAGACGAATTACTCAAAATGTTAATATTATATTAATGTATGGACGAGATGTAGAAAAGACTTTAACTTTCTATGATTTTGAACCATTTACATATAATAATACGTTATATATTACTATTTCAGGAACTGATGTAGCAGAAAATACCAAATCTCTTATCGATAAATATGCTCCGGTTGATTACCAAATTAAACAAGGTAGTAATGTCCTTGGTAAGGTTATTGGATATTCAAAAATCAATGACGATCAATGTGTTGTAACTGTTCGAGCTCCAATTAATGAAGTTATTGATGAAAATACCCCTATTACTTTCTGTAAAGTAATTGATAGTTATTATTCTAATACAATACCTGGAGTATATACTTTATCTTATACGTACAAAACTGATGACGAAGGGTTGAGAATTCTTGACAAAAATGTTCCTTCGTGGTTGTTTGGTGTAGAAGCAGGAACTAAAGCTTGGTATAATA